TAGGTCAGCAGTATATTTTTTTCCAGGTGTTACATTGACTAAATTTTCACATTTTTTTGTTATTTCTTGTAAAATTTTACGGAACTGTGAACTGTACGTGAATTCAATTACTAAGACTAAATCGCCGTCGGCATTGTTGTCGATAAACAATTTTTTTACTTGTTCTATTTGTCTAAACTTCCTAGACCAATTTGGACTAGACAAACTGTTCACAAGTTCTTCGGAAAAAACTGTTATTTTTTTGGCATTTTCACGTAGAATTTTAATCAATAGCCTTGACTGATTTTCTGTTATGAAAAAATTACTACCAATAGAGGATGCCAGACTGCGTAGTACTCTAGCATCTTTGGTACTGATTAATTCTTCAATTGTGGGCGAAGAATTGTTTACAATTTTTATTAGTAGATCATCAACTGTTATCATATAGTAAGTATAAACTAACTTTCTTCAAAGGTCAACCTCTTAGAAAAAAATAGGCCTCAATATTATTTAAGGCCTACGGTCTCGAGATTGGGCGAATTGATCAAATACTAGCGTCTTCCATCCCGGCAATACGCAATTTTACAATATTAGTAATTTGCCATTGTTTCTGGTCTAGTCCTTTAGTAATACCTAACCATTTGTTTCTAAGTAGAGCAAATTCATTGATGATTTTTTCAAAGTCAATAACATCTGCTTCGCCTTCGACAAACTTTTCACAATCTCTACTGCTTAGAGCACGTTGATAGCTTTCTAAGTATTTTCGAAAATGACTACTTTTTAGTCGACGCAATTCAATATTAAGGTATTCTAATATTGCTTCAATTTCTTGTAGTTGCCCAAATCGATGTTCAACAACTCCGGGCAATGCCGCACTGGCTTTTTCTACATTGCCGTAGAGTTTAACCTCTTTTCGAGCCTCTACTAGTTCTGCTTCAAAATACAGCACAGCATCTGGAATGTTGCTAATGTCTTTGGCAATATCAGAATACCAACCCATTAATAATCCTCTTCTTCTTCGTTACAGTCGTCGTCGTCGATTTCGTCGTCGTCACTTTCCTCGTCGAGGTAGTACTCGATTGCACTGTCTAATGCACCGTCAATTCCGGTAGCACCATTCAATATACGATCAGTAACTCCAAAGTCTGCTAATAGTTCTACATACCGCTCTGCTACACTATCAATAACTTTTTTGTCAATATAATCTGCGAACAGCAACCAGACGTCGCCTATTTGAGTTTCATTCAACATTCTCTTCAGTCTCCTCGGGAATAGTAGTTGTTAAAGGTTTAATGTGATAATTGTTCATTACCATATCTAATTTATCATCTTTCCATTCTTTTCGGTAGAATTTGAATTCCTCACCAGTAGTAGGATCAACATACTTGAGTCTGTTGCCTTCTTGTTTTAGTATGCCTTGTTTCTCAAGCATATCAACCATACCACTATAAGGATTCATACCTGTTTCGTATGGAATCTTAATCTGTACAGTTTCAAAAGGCTTACTATAACGAGTCTTCATAATCTTACATGAAGCACGAATACCCATTACGTCTGATACCTTATTGCCATCCTCATCCTCCTTGAGTTTGAGTTTTTTCATAGCAACAACAATACTAGAAGCATATACAAATCCTTGCCCGCCAGAGATCTTGTCATCTGGATCAAACATATCCTGACTTGCGTATGTGTGGTTAGTACATACCATTCCGACATTATAGGATCCAAACATATTAACACAATTACGCACTAGAGCTGTAAGTGCTTTAGGTTTACGACCCATGTCGCCCTTTAGATCTCCCGCTTCAAACTGATTGATATCGGTAGGGGTAAGCAACATACCCAATGAGTCTATGACAAATAAGACCTTAGGACGTTCTGCCATTTCTTTGTACTCTTTCATGAATTCGTGGATAGTTTTAGCCACATCGTCAATCATAGCCATATTGAGCTTGAGTAGTTTATCTTCGCTAGTGTCTACACCTAATGCGTGTAACCAGCTTTCGTCAAGTGCATTTTCGCTATCAATCAAGATAACATAAATGCCTTGTGCTTGGGCGTTGCGTACTAGGTTACCGGAGCAGATAAACGATTTCCCTGCACCAGATTCGCCTGCAAATACAGTAACTTTACCTAAGGGGATTCCTTTGTGGAAGTCACCACTGATTAAGTAGTTAAGTGTATAGTTGCCTGTACTAACCCAATCGGTAGGATCGTTAAATCCTACGCCAAGTCCGTCGATAGACTTGGTCAAAGTTTTTCTAAACTTTGATAAATCAAAGGCCTTTGTAGCCATAAATTAATTCTCCTAAATGATGTAGGGGACCGAAGTCCCCTTGCTTATTACTTCTGACGATTGCGAATCATTGCCAAGATGTCTTGAGCACGTGAATCACCACCTGCTGGTGCTTCAGCTTTTGGTGCTGGAGCAGGAGTAGCTTTTGCTACAGGTGCTGGTTCGTCATCACTATCATCGTGTGCTACTGGAGCACTTGCTTTAGGAGTTGACTTGTTAGGATCGCCTGTATTTTGTGACATACCGGCTGGTTTGAAATATTGTCCCCAACGTTCCATGTCGTATGGTTCGCCGTCAACTGATGCTTCAAACATTTCCTTCATGACTTTCAGCTCTACTTCAGTTGGCTTCTTAGGTAAGAAGTCTGATAAGTTGTATAAGCCATGTTGTTTGATGGCCGCTTGTTCACTATCGTTTAGTGGACGCTCACGACGTGCCCAACTACTTGTTGAGTAGTCAGCATAACCGCCTTTGCTACCTTTCTTCATACGATAGTCTAGACCATGCACATAGTCAGTTGGCAAATCTTCCAATTCTGGATCGACCAAGGCCGCACGAATACTTGTAAAGATTTGAGGTCCGATAATGAAACGACGGATTGGGTTTTCTGGTTGCTCTTCGTTTTTTTCACCAAGTCCGTCTTCTGCAACGAACCCTTGGAAAATATAAGAACGCTTTTTCCAGTATTTACGACCCATGTCTTCTAGCGCAGGATCTTTAAACCATCCACGTACTTCTGCCAAGATTGGGCAAGTGTCGCCATACATTTCAACGCATGGTACTTGTACTGTGATTGGTTTGCTTTCTGATTCACCTTTAATTCCAGCGAATGGCAATTTGATCATTGCACGTTCTACCCAGAAAAAAGTGTTATCGGTGTTACCATCTGGTAAGAATCGCAGAACGGATTCGCCACCTTCTTTAAGATTCCAGAATGGGTAAATTGATTTGTCCCCACCTGATTTGTTTTCTGAACCACGTTGTTCAGATTGTTTTAGTTTTGCTCTAATTTCAGCCAAAGTTGCCATAATATTTCTCCTTTTATATGCCTATGTGCTTTTGTGTTTTGCCTATATTTGTTTTACACCCTGTAAAACAAAAAGTGCATATACCTAAGTATACGCACTTTTATTTATGTTTGCAAGAGAAATCTTGCCTGAAATACGACTAGTTTACTCGATTATCTACGAGCCAAATCTACAATTCTAGCCAAACTTTCTACATCATTACTAAATGTAACTGATTCTCGCTTTGGTAGTGCTGGCATTTCAATTGGATTTTTGGGAGGAACCTTAGATGTAACATCAGCTGGACTACCTTTCATAACAGGTTTCCCGGCCGCATCTCTACCAGCCATCATCTCCACTGGGTCGCTTTTCTGTAATTCTGGCGGTGGTCCAGCTTTTTGTGGCGCTGGCTGAGTCCCAGCAGTTGTAGGTTTAGCCAACTCAGTAGTATATGGTTTACCTTTCCATGTAAATTGTTTTTCACCCTTAGCACGAGCATCAGCAAATGCTTGATTAAACGACATAGAATCACGATTTACTGGAACCTTTGCGGCACCGTCGGGTGTTGGTGCAGGAGCTGCCTTAATCGCGGCATTTTTAACATCGCTGTACTGCTTCATCAATGCCATAATTGCTGGATCTTCGCTATCACCGTATGACCGGGCTAGTTTATCTAACTCTGCTGATTCTTCTGGAGAAAGTGCTTCGTTGACTTGTGTTGAGTCTAATAATCTTAATTTTTCTAAGAAATATGATGTACTTTCTTTTACTTGATTTGCAGGATTCTCTAATCCGCCTGTTGGAATTGCAGTTGACGCGTTGGTGGTACCTACTGGATTCTTTGCGGCATCGCCAGCTGGAACTTTTGCACTTTGAGCGGCAGCAGGACCTGCCGCTTTAGCTAATAGTTCTTTAAATCTAGCAAGGCTTGCATCAACTTGTGCATTTGCCGCAGTGCTAGCTTGTGCTACTTGCGTAGCTTGATTAGCAGTGCCGTCTGGGTTAGCATCAGAAGCGCCGCCGCCAAACAACCCACCAAACTCGCCTTTAGCCATTCTACCAACAATGATATTATCAGTTGGATCAGCCATGCCAATTTTCTTTTGTACCTGTGGACTTAGTTTAGCCCAGGCCGCTGCCTTAGCAGGATCTTTACCTTCCCAAGGATTAGTACTTGCCATTGGAGCAGAAGCTACCGCTGGATCTGCTTCTGACATGTATGCTCTTAGTCCGCGAGCTTGTTCGATGAGTTGTGATTCTGTAATTTTTTTCATATTAATTTCCAAAGTTAATTTTGCCCATGATGTTCTTCATCATGTCAGCTGGATTCATTTGTCCACCGGGGAACTGAACGTTTTGATTAGGCACTTGCCCTTGAGCTTTGCTCATCATACCTTTCATCATATTACCAATTTGCCCTTGCATTGCCTGTGGATTGCTGGGATCAATCTCTTGATCGCCAAATTTAAGTTTCATGTTTTTAAATTGATTCATAGCATCATCATAACTAGCTGGTTTGCCGTTGACAGTACCGGAACTTGTATTTGATTGTGTAATCTTAGCATCTGGATGAGTTTTTGCAAAACTAGCTAACATTTGATTAATGTCAGTTCCTTGATGCTTATCCATAAATTGTTTCATCATTCCAGAAAAATCATCTTCCTCTGGAGTTTCATCTATGTTGTGTCCAACACCGGCTAGATGTTTAATACGATCTAGATCACCATGTTTTGGAGTAGACTGCATTGGATCAATTTTATTAACTAATTCTGCAAACTGCTGTGCTTCTGGAGTAACTGGATTTCCAGCTTCGTCAAAATGATCTGGAAATTCTTTAGCCGCTTTAATTAAAATACGTGTTGGGCCAATAGTAGTATTGCCTGCTTCTCTATTAAAGAATCCACTAGCAAGATCTTTCATTTGTTGGAAAACATCATCTTCTTCGAATCCACATTCTCTAGGATCAATACCACATTCACGCATTGCATCGTGTAGGGTCATTGCCTTATGGCCAAAATCCATTTCTGTTTCTAGTGTTGCACCACATTCTTTAGCTTGAATCAATTTAGCTTTGATTTTGCTCAATGGACTTCTACTTAATGGACTAGCAGATCCTGTATCTTCAGCAACTGGTGCAGGTGTCGGTGGTACAGCATCTGGAGCAGGTGCCGCTGTTGCGTCCGCTGGAGGAGCTTCAGGTGCTGGGGCAATGTCTGCTGGCGGTTCTGCTGGTTCTTCACCGCCTATATCATCTCCCGATCCGTTGAAATTAATCATGCCGTTTTCTAAAATTTCAGCTAACTCGTCGTTTTCTAGTGCTACCTCGCCCATAATATATTCAATGGCCGCAGTAACATCTTTGTCTGAACTGTCTTTAGTTTCTTGTTTCAGTGTTTCAATTTTTTGTATGAATACAGGATCAGGAACTAGTTTTGTTAATTTGTCTAAATTAATCCCACCCATGCCCGGTGTGTATTCGTCGCCTTTGAAACAGTCGTTAAGAGTTTGTAGTGCATCTTTCTTAACACTTGGATTTTCATCAAAAATTCCATTACCGTATTCGTCGTCTTCCATTAAATTATTAAAGAAACTTTCTAATGCAATTTCTTCTTTTGTTAATTTTTCTGTTTCGCGGCGAGCCTTATCACTTAAATTAGTAACTTTACCACGACCATCTTTCTTTTCAGCTTTGCGCCATTCGCCTTCTTCTTTCCAGCGAACTACATTACCTTTTTCGTCTTTTTCTTCCGAACGTAGTTCGCTTAAAATATCATCTGGGCTTAACCCTACCACTGGCACTCCAGCTTCACCTACTAGACGATAGATATACGGGAACGCTGTTTTTAATTCTTCATTGAATGTACGGATTGTTAAACGATCAATCCAGTCATTTAAAATTTCTTCTGGGATGTCTTGAGATTCATTTGCTTCAAATGATTCTGCAAATGATTGGTAGTATGATGGACGCTGTAACATACTAACTTCTTTTTTAACTGTTTCAATACGTTCTGCTACCTGCATATTGATATCATCCATCGCTTCTGACAATGTATCATTACGGCCAACATAGCTTTTAAATTTACGTAATTGTACTAGTTCTTCGCTTAAACTGCTGATGTATTGCCCAATACTGTCATAAGGATTACCGCCTGCTTTGATATGTTCGGCAAGAGCACGAGCACCATTCAAATGTTTGTAAGGATACTTGAAACGTTCACCATCTGCATTTTCAACATAGATAGCTTCAATGTGCATACTACGTCCGGCAGCTAGCTCAGTATTGATAGGCTGACTGTGTTTGACAATTAGTCTTGCTTCGCCTAAATCTTGGTAGCTCATGCGAGCATTACCATATAATTTATTTTCCATTATTGGGAACATCGTTTCTTCCTTGGGTTTTGCTTTAAATTCGTAATCTCGTTTGTCTAAATTATCCTTACCTATGTTTTGTACATCAAAGTTTAATAGACGATTTTTTGCAAATTGTCTGAAACTACGGATAAATCTAAACGCACCACGATGACGACTATCAGCTAAGTCTCCACTGATTTCTATTATAATCCCGTCGTCCTCATCTAGAGTAATTGCTATGGTTCCTAAACGCTCGCCTTCTTCTTTGTATTCAAATTCAAAGAAACGAGCCTTTGGAATGTCTGTTTTTTTGCTTAAAACTTCGCCGTGTTCGTCGCCCATTTTAATGTTTTTAAAGCGGGTTTCAATCTTTCCGTAGAGATCTAATGCAATTTTATCTAAATTCGTGTTCATGTTATATTTATCCGAAGCCCGAGGATATGAATATAGGCAAGGGCATTTCTATGTTCTCTTCTGTGACCCAGTCGCTAGTTACTTTTAGCTGTTCAAACACCTGCGGATCCCATTCTGACAGCAAAATACTCATGCGTATAATTAGCAGTAGGGCAGAAACTAAGTCATCGTGTTGGCCTTCTTTAGCTTTAAAACTAGTGCCAGCGGCAATAAATGTCTTAAGTTCGCTGATCAATGCTCTGCTGTTCAGCCGCATTTTGTCTTCTTCTATAAGGAATTTAACCTTGGCGCAAGTACTGATTTTAGTGCCAAATGTAGTGTTGAATCCTTTGCGGAACTTTTTAACGTGTCCCTTGCGCATGGGCTCGCTCATAAACAACCCTGGGAATGTTTCTTCGCCTAAATTGTCAATAACTACAAGAGCACTTTCGCCTACTGTGTTGTTTTCCACGCTCCAGTAAAGTTGGTTAAAACTTTCTCCGCCAATTTCATCTGCGATATATTTCAGCACATCTCTAAATATCTTAACTTGTTGCTGAATAGGTGTAATATTATGTTGCCATTCTGCTACCTGTATCATACTGGGCATTTCAAATACTTCGATAGCACCATAGTCTCCTCCGGTACCTAAACTAGGATCCAATGCACACAAATATACATTGCCAGGCTCGGGCTTTTTATACCAGCGAACTTGACCCATTTTAAGTATAGGTTCTCTTCCGTTAAGCTCTGATAGTTTAATACTGTTAATTAGTGTTTCGTCAAATACTAAGAACTCGCATCCGTATTCGCGGCGGAATCTTTCCTCACCAATACGACCCATCTCAGTTTTCTTCCAGTTGTCATCACGATCCGGATGCTCATGCCATTCAGCACGGAACCCATGGAACCCGTTGCGACCAGTGCCGTCTTCTTTAGTATTGCCATACTCGTCAAATTTGTCCTGACTATCTTTCCAGATAATAGCAAATTCATCTTCGTCACTATTGGGTGTGCTGGTAATAATTGCACGACCACCAGTTGCTAGTGTTGGCGATATTGATGTCCAAAACTCTGTAGCAATGTTAGGCTGTACGAAAGCAAACTCATCGCAATATAATAAGGATATGGACATACCACGACCGGTGTTGCCAGTAGTAGTAGCTGATACAATTCTTGATCCGTTGTCAAAGTCTATACTCCCTTTGTTATAACTTACCACCCCTGCTCTGATATAGTCAGGACATAATTCGTATCCATAACGGATACGTTGCATAATTTCCTGCGAGCCTGTGTATTTGTGTGCGGCAACCAGAATAGTTTGATCTGGATGGAACATTGCGTACCACAATAAGTAACTAGAAGCACAAGTTGTTTTACCACTTTGACGTGGTAACATATTAATGTTAAAACGAAAATCGTGATATGCTTGCAGTAATCTTTCCTGATATTCGTAAGGCTCAAATTTAACTTTACCTTTTACAGGATGCTGTATATGGAAAAAGTTTTTTGCAAAATGCAAATACCCATCCTTGGGGTCAGAACACAACAACAAGTTTTGTACTTGTTCTTCTGTGAACTTTTCCTTTGTATGCGACTTTTTGGTTAAGACGCCGTCTAGTGATTTTGCCATACTGTTATTTACACAAAAAAATAGCTCCCGAAGGAGCTATTTGGCACTGGTTTACAGAGTGCTAACTGCGACGAATTATCTTAGTCCTGCAATTTTTAACATTGCTGTTAAATCTGCGCTTTCTTGCATTTTTTCAGGATTAGCGTTGGCTTCAGCATCAGCTTTAGCTTTAGCGGCACCTGGCCCAAATCCAAGATTATCAGCGATCCGACCAAATGGTGATCCAACAATAGCTAATCCCATCCTAGCTAACAGTTCTGGACTATTTTTAAGTTGATCAATAACATCTAATTTAGACTGGTCACCCATAAATTTATTCAGTTGTTTCTCCGCTTGATCTTGATAGCCGCCGGGCATCGGGGGAGCTGACCACTCTTCATCAACATTTGGTCCTAAACTATCTGCTGTTTGACCTGGCGCAGGATTTGGCGCTGTGCTAGGGTCTGTCGCATTGGGTTGCATATCTGGCTGTGGCATGCTAGAAGCATTTGGTGTATTAGGTCTTGCGGACGGTGCTGGTGTTTTTGCGCCAGCGCCTGGTGGCAAACCTAAGCTACCTTTTGGTGTCATTGGAGCAGGTACATTGTTTGCTGGTGTACTAGATCCGGTTGAAGTTTGATTGTAACCTTGTTTAGCGGCATTCCATGCATCTTTTGCAGTGCCAACAATACTACCAACACCTTGTCCTACTGTGTTTGCAACATCTACAACGCCTTCGTCTGTACTATCTTCTTTAATCGCTTTGTACATTTGTGACAAGCGGTTTACTAATTCTTCACTAACATTAGTTGGCTCACGTAGTGTATTTGTACCTGGAGCACGTTGCAACGGACTAGATTTGCCTTTACTATTCATGTCATCACCGCTGAATGTAACTGCATTTACACCGTGTGTATGATGTCCGCTTGCGCCTGAAACACTATTGCCCCAGTCTTCTTCATCGTCATCAATAGTTTCAGCCATCTCTTCTTCTTGACCCATCAACGGTTCAGCATGACCAGGTTGAGCAAACATTTTGCTAACATCATGCTGGTGTGGATCTAAATTATCGCTTTGTTCAATATTGCGTAGTATTTTCATCAAATCGCTGATACCGCCTGCACCGCTGCCATTCATGCTGACATTCATAGTAACATTGTCTTGTTGCTTAGGAGCACCTCCGATTGCAATAGGCATCCCACACTCTGCTTCAATACTGTCGACTGCGCCAGCACCGTCAGTGTGTACTGGTGCTACTGGTGGAGCATTCTCATCAATGCTTTTTAATTTTGTCATCAAGTCTTGTAAATTCATTATAGTGCTCCTTTTGGCAATTTAACCTGTTTGGTAAAAATGTTGGCAAATTTCTTTGTTTCAACTTTTACTTGCTTACCAGGAGTTTCTTTAACATGCTTTGGTGGTGCCGATGCTAGGATAGCATCATTGTAACCTGTAACCTGCTCACCAGTTTTTCTTGGTTGCTTGTTTAGATCTTTTAAGAAATTCATCTTTTGACTTTCGCTGGCTAGGTCACTGTTATCACTTGGGTCTTGCATTTTGCCAATTAGTGCTTCGCCGGTACGCTCGTCATACTGATGATTAATTTCATGTTCTTTTTCTTCCAGGGCACTATGTACTTTAATACAGTTGTGTGTTGTTCCTAATCCAGCGGCAACACAATCGCGAATTTGTAAACTAGTTGCTGGATAATCTGTAGTAATTTCATACACTGTCATTTGTGTATTTTTATGTTCAGGAAAATCTGTTTGACGCTCTTGGATTGGTGTAGAGCGGCCTGCACTTACCTTAGCTACGTGAAACTCTGATAATGCGGCTTTGAGCTGTTCTACAGCATCTTTAGCATGATCGCCCGCGACTTTAACTTTAAATTCGTAAACTCGTTTGCTTTCTGTTAAGTATTCTTTAAATGATTTCATAGTGTGATCCCAGTACTGTATTTATTTCATTTGCTTGAGTTTTTCCAGCAAACTATTACGATCTGTAATAATAACACCATCGCCCTGAAGTGTTACACTATCATCAGCGCCATTAGCATCCTGGTCTATTTTTTGTTTTTTCAGCTGTAAATCAATCATCTTTAGCTTTTTATCTAGTTTAGCTGTTTTAGCATCAATAGCATTTTTTAGCATACTAGCGGCTACTTCAAACATACGGGCACTATAACGTGCTTCTACGTTCATACCTAAGTCCATAATATCGTCATAGGCTTCTGTAGCTTTTTTTGCCAGCTCATCTAGCTCAGCATCACCTGCATCTCCTAGCCCTTTAACTTGTGGAAGAGCCGCTGAAATTTTATCAAATTCATCCATGCTTCGTAAGAATGGTTGAGCTACTTCAGCTTTGCGCTGTTCTTTTTCTTCAGCTTTAACTATTTTCTTGCTTTCGGGCAAGTTAAGGATTTCTTCAAGTTTCTTAGTCATAACTATACTTATGCTTAGGTGTGACTGAATATATCATTTTCATTTAGAATTCTAAACTTGATACCCTGCTGTTTACACCATACAGAAGCCGCGGCCCATTTGGCTTGATTTTTCACATACTGTGCTTGGTTATACTTATTTTTGCCAACACGTTCTAAAATAGTCTGAGTACTAGGCTTGATTTCAATTAATTCAGTTAATACAGTTCCTCTTTTATCCACATACTGGATAAAAAAATCTGGAACATATACTGTGTTTTTATTAGTCAAAGGATCTCTATAAGGAATCTGAATTGCTTCGCTTGCCCATTTTTGCACACTTGGATTATTGTCGCAAAAATTCATGAAGGTGAATTCCCAACTAGAACGATATGTAGGTGTCTTAGTACCTACATACTTTTCTGGGTGACGCATTGTGAATTTACCACGAGCAAACTTGCTGGACATGTTATACTAGAATATTACGACTTTCGTAAGTATCAGTTACAGGTTGTATTCTATAACCTAACAAACTAGTCTTTTGACGACTACTATTTAATACCTGTGCAACGATCTGACTTAGTTGTACATCGGTTAGACTTTTAAGAGTATCTAATAAAGTAAAAACACTAACACTTTCTGCTCTAGCTTGATTTAATAATGTAATAGCTATACTTCCAGCACCAACTTGATCAAAACCTCGTTTAAGAAAAAAGCCAACAGTTGCATCAATTTCTGCGGCAGGAAAACTTACAACACTTTTAAAGTAGTTGTCAAAGAAACTTCTAACATCTGTCTTAGCTGTTGCTTGTACAGGAATATTTGTACTCATAAGATTATCCTAAATTTATTTTAGTAGCAGGAGTTGAGTTAGATGTGGATGCTTGCGGGAAAGTAATTCCCTGCAATCCGCCAACTGTCTGAGTAGTGGTTAATGTAGCAACACCATTACTAACAACTGGTGCTGTTGATTTTTTAGTATTTTGATATGCGTTAAGTGTATTAATTGTATTATTAAGGATTCCAGGTGCGGCTGCTTCGATATCCAATGCTTGTACAAAACTTGGATCTTTGATCGTTGGATCTGGATTAATACCCTGTAACGGACTAGGAGTCAAATCATAATGCTCCATTGCAAACCCTTCTGGATTGCCTGCCGATACTTCACCTACTTCATAGCTAGCGGCTTCGTATACTATGCTCAGAGTAAATTCATGTGTAGTACTTTTACTATAATCTAATCCATTACCGTCCCATTTTTTAATAAGGGGATTATGTAATTGTACCATAACATATTCATGTCGGGCCATTTGATATATTTTAATATATTTTAAAAATGGTTCTGTACTGGAATTATCTAGGCCGTACGGAGTTTTTATATAGTCGCTACTACGTGTAGCATTACGAGCATACGCACCTGTTTGTTTAGCACTTGTACTATCTGCATAGTAATAGCTATAGTAGTTTTGCCACATTTGATTAATTAAACCCATATTATCATCGTGGAATTTAATTGATACTTCGCCGTAATTGTGTCTATATTGAATTCGTTTATGTCTATTATACTGATTTACATCGTCCATTTGCACTTCAAACGACGGTAGCGATACGCTCTTAACCAACATATTAATTTCGTTACCGTATCTAGTGACAATATTTGCATTTTTTAATGCCGCTTGATTGATACCAAATGCTACATGGAATTGAAAATCAAACTTAGGAGCCAGTCTATGTTGCTGGGTTGTAAACATCTTACCGGCGTGATTCTGGCCTTTAAGACTTTGATAAGGATCTGATTTTAAATGATTAGTAGCTGTAAATGACATACAATTATTTATCGCATTTATTATGTGCGCAGTTTATGAAAACTCGTAATAAAACCCACCTAAGTGGGTTTTATTATTAACTACCTAATGTACTTGCACCGCGTACTTTCTGTACACTAGTTGGGCTACCAAGTGATCCACCAACTGTTTGTACAGCATTATCATAACGTATTGTCAATGTAATTTGTACTGGCTCTTGTGTTTTGTATGCCAACGTACCGTATTCAGTTTTCTGCACAAAGCATCCGTACAGCTCCCATGTTTCTAACACTGTGGGTGTATTTGTACCATTACCGCCATCCAGCATTTCTATACGCATGGTAAACTTGTAGTCACCAGCGGCCGCCGCTGTACTTTGTTCAAAGAAGTCAAATTGACGTTGCATTTGCTCGCCAACTAACTTGCTGACTTGACCAGTTACATCATCACGTAATTTGATAGTTCCTACGCTCCACTTGGCTTTACCGGCCATGTAGATTCTGCTGTTATAGATATCAATAGATTGTTCTTCCATCTCAACTGTTGGACGGAACGCTTCTGCTACTTGCTTGGTCAGTTCTGTTGTTGGAGTACTTACACCAAAGTTTTCAAAGTTGATACGAAATCTGTATTGCAACTTGGGCATTAGCATACCCTGCGTGGTTGCGCTTTGATCGGATGCTAACGGTACTGTAAAGTTTGATAAGGCTGCGATTGCCATTGTGTTCTCCTAATTATTTTCCAAGGCCTTTAATTGCCCCAGTGTTTTCTAAGCGTAGCGGAATGTAAATGAATTCAACTGCTTTAACTGGTTCAATTGCGATATCAACGTGTAATTCGTTTCTATCGATGCGAGCCGGTGTGTTGTTACTTGTGTCACAAACTACCAGGTAATCATACAATGCACGTTCTGCTGTTAATTCCAACATTAGTTTTTCAACTTTTTGTTTCATTTCATTACGTGTAATTGTATCATTTGGTTCAAACACAAATGGTTTGGCCAACTGATTCAACTGGTAGCGTAGATATATTACCAAACGTGCCACGTTAATACGATCTAAACTGCTTGCAATCAACTGACGTGTTTTCTGTCCGTAACATACGAGACCTGTACCAGCAATATATGTAATTGGGTTGACATGGATCGCGGCAAGTGTATCACGCTGACCCACATTCAAAGCCACTGTTTCAAATTCACCTGTTGCGGCATTGACATATCCAACTGAACTGGCATTTGTAACACCGCCACGACGTACACCAGCCGGTGCAAACCATGGATAAGAAACGTTGTCGCTCAGAGCGATTGTACGTAACATGATGTGACTTGGAGGAACACAAATGTTGTTGCCTCTTAGATCAGTTGTGTAACCCCAAGGATAGTAAACAGCTAGGTCTGAACTGGTAGCAATTAATCCTTGCTCGCCATCAACTGCGGCACCTGCGGTATTGTTACCCCAGTTGCTTAATGTTGTGGCATCTGGTGCCAAACGGGCGGGAGCATCTGCAATAATAAATGCTGTTTCTCCATTGTCCACATTCAAGCCAACCAACTCGCTAGCTGTTTCCAAATAGCCTGGGCAACTTAACAAGTTATAGATAACTGTATCTGGTTGACGAATTTGTTGATTGCTTTGAATCAACGCATTGATCGCTTTTAGAACTACAGCACGTTGAGCTTTACGTCCAAAAGAACCAGAACCGTCAATATTGTTTGGACTTGCTGTGACCCAACGATTAGGATAGTAACCAGTCATTGATTCGCTACTTGCACGTAAATTCTTAGCAGTTGTGTCGATATAACCTACATCATAGTATTTTACATTGAATCCGCTACGACGTGTGTTCCATAGCAACATGCCTTTTGGATACAGTGCAGGATCTGGAGCATCTGGGTCTAAGTAATTACTGCTTAGTAATGTTGTAATACTTGCTGGAGCTGAGTTAGCACCAGCTGTTGACCAACGTGCATCGGCAAATAATACACCCATACCGCTAGTTTGATCCGAATTGTCTAACAACACCCATTTCTTAGTCAAGTAGTTGTACTTGTAAATTCTTGGGAAGTTTTCTAAATCGCTTGTGTTAATCCACAAGTCGCCATTGGCAAATGTACCTGTTGGCTGTGTTGCTGAAATATAAGGCCCAGCGGCACTAGTCGCTGTACCGCCAACAGCATTTTGTGTATAGTTCAAGTAGCCAACCCATGTTGTACCATTGTGAACCATGATATCCACATCAGTGATAACGCTATCGTACCACAATGTACCATCTGCTGGTATTGTAGTTGGAGGTGTTGTACTTCCAGTGTAGAAAGAACTGCCATTTACAGTCGAACTCCACAATGTAGCAACATACGTATTAGCAGTACCTGTTGGACTTGCATAGAAATTACTTGTTGTACCTACGCCGAACAATTTGCTTAATGGGAGATTTGTACTGTCTGACAAACGGATATCACCGCCTGTTAAATGTGTAATTGTAATTACGCTTGTACTAGTATTCAAACTAATAACAATGTTAGCATCAGTATTTGCTTGACTAAATGCAGTTAACAATGCCTGTGCGTTAGATGCACCACTTCCAGCACCAGTTGTAGCAGTAAATGTCACTGTAGTTGCAGTTGCCGATGAAGCACTGCCTACAACACTTTGTTGGAATGTAAATGTATTTGCACCAGCTGTAAATGTGCTATCTGAAATAGCATTTGATACGATATTAGTTGCACCTACACCAGTACGTATGTATAATTTAAAATTAGCACTTGGTGAACTAGTTGTTGTATACGCTAGTTCAGCATCGTTGTATTTTACAAATACACGACCTAATGCCAAATTGATACCACCGCCAACTGGATCTAACCCGTATAGCGCCGCTTCCGGAGTGCCATACAATCCAGTTTGTTGTAAAATGTATGCACTTGTATCTGCGTTGTATTTTTTAACTACCCAGTCTGCACCTAAGTTTACATTCGTTGTTTTGATCCACAAACTGCCAGTTGGAGCGCCACCACTGCTTGCGCCAAAATCACCCGTTTCAAAAATTCCATACTGTGGGACCTGATAGTGTGGAGCAATGCGTACTTTAGGTGCAACAAATGTACCAGCTGTTAAACCAACTGTGCTTGGACTTGTGCCAGCAATAACGACGTTTGCGCCAGTTGAATAAATTTGTAAATAGCCGTTGATTACGGCTGCGGTAATACCCGTAATTGCAGCGGTGTTAATTGCTGTTACGGCTGCTGAAATACTTATACCGGTAGTAATTGTGGAACCGTTAATGGTAAATGTGTTACTTGTGATGGTACCAGTCACTGTGCCAGTCACTGTTGGCCAGGCTTTGGTCCAGTTAGCTGTGCCAACTTCAACCCATGTACCAGCGGCGGTGTCTGTTTGGAATTTTTTCAAATATAACTTGTTTAATGTGGTAGTTGCTACGATAGCATAATCGCCTAAATTACCATAACTTGCTAGAGGAACTCCAGAGTTTAACAAAGTAGTGTCTGTAATTACTGTTACATTACCAAGTGAGCCTTGATCTGTAAACAACTGTCCGCCAGTTGTTGTTGCTGGTTGGCTGTTCCATTGGAAAACACCAAAGTGTGTATCGGCAATATCCCACCAGTAAGTTCCATCCGCTGACGGACTTGTTGGAATTGTTGACGTGCCAATTAGTTGCTGAGTGTTTACATCTGCACGTACAACATAAGCGCGATTGCTCACACCTAAGAAACTATAGGCAGCTTCTAGACCATATTCGTTTAATTCGCCTGCGTGTACAGGATTGTTACTTGCGTCAGTTTGGAAGTAAGGAACACCGAAAGTAGCACCAAGATCTGCTTGGCTTGTTAGCAAGTATACTATACCTGCATTAGCTTTTAGTGTGCCTGGAGCAATACCTGTTCCAGCTGAATTCTTTTTGTCTTGTTGACTTGCAACAATAATTAGGGGTACGGTTCCGGGAGCGGCAGGAGTGTAGAACGATTCGTCTACTACTGTTACGCTAATTCCTGGTGAACTTAATTGAGCCATTGTGTTATCTCCATGAGTACATGTTCTTAATGTATTTATGGTATTTTGGATAATTGTAGCTAATATACAGCCGAGAAAAGGCTGTAAAAAGGCTTAAATAAAATATGAGACCACTTTGCACATGCGGGCTACACCCGGTAGCAGTTAATTATTATAAAAACAATAAACCGTATTATAGAAGTCAATGCGGTGTGTGTATTCGAGGTGTAAAATTACCTCGTTGGGCTAGTGCTGGTTATAAAATAAAAAATACTTGCGATAAATGTGGCTTCAAAAGCCCACATTCGGTAGTGTTTAATGTATTTCATGCTGACGGCAATTTAGACAACTGCCGTCATACAAATCTTAAGACAGTGTGTTCAAACTGTCAAAGGATTCTTCAGCGAGAAGGCGTGACATGGCGTCAAGGGGATCTTGTTCCAGATCTATAAGAGCTTTTACTTGGGCATATAAATCGTCTATAGTTCCGTTATTATCCATAACTGCATCAAAATTAGTTCCAACCCAGGCTGTTTCGCTAGCATGAATTTTTAATTCTTCTAATTTTTGTTTGCTTAATGCCCAAGTTACATTACTATCTGGGCCACGATTTACACTAATTGCGGCGGCATACCATTCAGGTTCAGGGCCACGGACTACACGAATTACCATACCGCCGGCATTTTTAATTGATTTAATTTCATTAGGAAAACGGCAATCACTAATAACAATATTGTCTCGACTGTTTAGTAGTTTGTGCTCTAGGGCCGCAATCCAAATATCATCGTGGAATCCCTTACGACAAACTTCAGTACCCCAGTATTGTAAGATCCAACGTGGAGTAAGGTTCGGCATGTCTAAACGTTCTGCCCACCATGGATCTACTTGTTCACGCCATTCGCGAGCTTGTTTTGTACGGCCTTCTAACATAGTACGGTCCCAACCAAACACTTGTGCCACAGCATCTTTAAGGGAGTTTGCAAACGATTCTCGTCGAAAACCGTGAAAGTTAGTAAGATAATCGGCAATAGTATCTTTGCCAGAACCAATAAAACCGCACACACCAATAATCATAG